CCAACTTCACAACGGATAGGGTTGTCAGTATTGTTCCGGACGGGGACGAAGAGGTTTTTGACGTTGAGGTAGACCGGACCGAAAACTTCATCGCGAATGGCATCGTCAGCCACAACACGCGCTGGGGTAAGAAGGATCTTACGGGCCGCTTGCTTGCGCAGCAGTCTGCTGATCCGATGTCGGACCAGTGGGAAGTGGTCGAGTTCCCTGCTCTGCTGCCGTCGGGTAACCCGCTCTGGCCGGAGTTCTGGGACAAGGATTCCCTGCTCTCGATCAAGGCGTCGCTTCCTGTTCAGAAGTGGTCCGCGCAGTGGCAGCAGCAGCCTACGAGCACAGGGTCCGCGATCATCCGGCGCGAGTGGTGGAAGGAGTGGGAGAAGGAAAAGATCCCGCCTCTGAAGTACATCATCCAAGCCTACGATACAGCGTTCTCGAAAAAGGAGACGGCCGACTATTCGGCCATCACAACGTGGGGCATCTTTGAGCCGGAGGAGGGGCGCGGCGACAACGTGATCCTTCTGGATGCGCAGCGCGGCCGCTGGAGCTTTCCCGAGCTGAAGGAAGTGGCGTACGAGGAGTGCGAGTACTGGGAGCCGGACATGGTCATCGTGGAGAAGAAGGCCACCGGTGGTCCGTTGATTGACGAGCTGCGTGCGCGGGGCATCCCTGCTATGGGCTTCTCGCCCGGTAGACGCGCGGGCGGCGGTGGTGTAGACAAAACAACGAGAATGCATACTGTCTCCCCTCTGTTTGAGGCCGGAATGGTCTGGGCCCCGAGGGACAAGAAGTTTGCAGACGAGGTCATAGAAGAGATCGCTTCATTTCCGAATGGTGAACATGACGATTATTGTGATAGTATGACCTTGGCTTTGATGCGTTTCCGCCAAGGTGGTTTCGTTCTGATACATGAAGAGGAGCAGCTTGATTTCGGTGATCAGGTGCCTCGCAAACGGGAGTACTACTGATGGCGCTACCTCCACAGGCCTTCGGCAACATGGTCGAGCGACGGGAAGGTCCTGTCGATATGCAGGACGGGCTCGGTGTTGATGTTCCCGTGAATGGCCCCGAAGACTTTGCGGGCGGCGCACAGGTAACTCAGATGGACGACGGCGGGGCTTTGGTCGAAGCGCTGTCCGGGATGATGCCAGAGGGCATGACAGAAGAAGAACTGATCCCGTTTGATTCCAACCTCGCTGATTTTCTAGAAGACGACACGCTGGGCGAGATCGCCAGCGATCTGGTTGGCGCCTACGAGGACGATCTGTCTTCGCGTCAGGACTGGGAAGAGACCTACACCAAGGGTCTTGACTTGCTGGGCGTGCAGTCTGTTGAACGCTCCACACCGTTTGAGGGCGCATCGAGCGTCACGCACCCGCTGATCGCGGAAAGCGTCACCCAGTTTCAGGCGCAGGCATACAAAGAGATCCTGCCATCGGGTGGCCCTGTGAAAACGCAGGTCCTCGGCAAGCACACCCCTGAGCGCCTCGAGCAGGCACAGCGGGTCAAGGACTACATGAACTACCTGATCATGGACCGGATGGAAGAGTACGATCCAGATACCGATCAGATGCTGTTCTATCTCCCGCTCTCGGGGTCCACGTTCAAGAAGCTCTACTTCGACAACATCAAGCAGCGTCCGGTGGCCAAGTTCGTCCCGGCGCAGGACGTGGTCGTGCCATACGCTGCATCTGACCTGATCAGCAGTCCGCGGATCACGCACGTTCTGAAGATGTCCGACAACGAGGTGCGCAAGCTCCAAGTTTCGGGGTTCTACCGCGACGTAGAGCTGACCTCGGGCGGGGCGGAAGACGAAGATCAGGTCCGTGAAAAGGTGAACGAGATCCAAGGCATCTCGCGGTCCTCGTACAGCGACGACACGCGGGTCATCCTGGAGATGCATGTCGAGCTCGATCTCGATGGGTTCGAGGACATGGGCGAAGACGGGGAGCCCACGGGCATCAAGCTTCCGTACATCGTGTCGATCGACGAGGGCAGCAATCAGGTCCTCGCGATCCGCCGCAACTATATGCAGGAAGACCCAACGCGATCAGCTGTACAATATTTTGTACATTACAAATTCCTGCCGGGTCTTGGGTTCTACGGCTTTGGCCTGACCCACATGATCGGCGGCCTCGGCCGGGCGGCCACGAGCATTCTGCGCCAGCTCATCGATGCTGGGACCTTGGCCAACCTACCCGCTGGTTTCAAGGCGCGCGGCATACGTGTAGCTAATAGCGACGAGCCACTGCAGCCCGGCGAGTTCCGCGACATCGACGCCCCGGGCGGCAGCATCCGAGATGCGATTATCCCACTGCCGTACAAAGAGCCGTCGGCCACCTTGGCCCAGCTTCTTGGTGCGTTGGTCGATGGCGGTCGTCGGTTTATCTCGCTCGCTGACAACCAAGCCCAGAACATGGGGCAGGAACAGCCTGTCGGAACAACCGTTGCTCTGCTTGAGCGCGGGATGAAAGTTCTGTCTGCGATCCACAAGCGTCTGTACTATGCGCAGCGTCAGGAGTTCAAGATCCTCGCACGGATCATCGGCGAGCACATGCCTGCCAGCTATCCGTACGAAGTTGACGAAGCCTCGCAGCAGATCAAGACGCAAGACTTCGACGGCCGCGTGGACGTCCTGCCGGTCAGCGATCCAAACATCTTCTCGATGGCTCAGCGCGTGGCGCTGGCTCAGGAGCAGCTGCGACTGGCGCAGAGTAATCCTGAGATGCACAATCTGCACGCCGCGTACCGTCGGATGTATCAGGCTCTGGAAGTGCAGAACATTGACGATATCCTGCCGCAACCACAGCAACCACAGCCGATGGACCCCGTCATGGAGAACGGCCGGGCTCTGGTGGGCACTCCGCTGCAGGCATTCCCTGATCAGCAGCACGACGAGCACATCAAGGCGCACGTAGCGTTCTACAAGCTGCCTCTGGTACAGGCGACACCGCATGCGCTTTTGGCCATTACAGCGCACATCATGGAGCACGTTGCGTTGTTTGCGAGACAGCAGATGATCGAGCAGACACAGCAGCTCATCCAGCAGATGCAGATTGCGGTGCAGTCTGGCGCCATGGACGCGCAGCAGGCCCAGCAGCAAATCATGCAGGCGCAGGCCGCATTGCAGGACCCCAAGCACTCAGCAGATTACGCAGCTCTTCTGCAGCGTCAGATCTTTGAGCAGCTGGTGCCTGAGCTTACACCGCCGCAGCCGGACCCAATGGGTGACCCACTGGTGCAAATCCGCAATACTGAGCTCCAGCTCAAGCAGCAGGAACTCATGCAGGACGGCCAGATCGATCAGGCCAAGCTTCAGCTTGATCAGGCCAAGATTGCGCAGAAGGCCGCGGGCGAGGCCGCGCGTCTCGAGTTGCAGGAGCAGATTGCTGACGACCGCAACGAAGTGAACCGCGATCGGATCTCTGCACAGATGCAAATGGCGCAACAACGCAACCAAGGAGGTCAGTGATGCCGCTCAAGACAGGTAAGTCCCAAGAGGCAATCTCATCCAACATCGGTACCCTCCGCGACGAGGGGCGCCCGCAAAAGCAGGCGGTTGCCATTGCTTTGTCCAAGGCGGGGAAAGCACAGAAAAAGGCTGGCGGCGGGATCATCTCTTCGTTCAGCCGCATTGCAAAACCACAGATCTTCCGGGGGACCTTCTAATGCCTACTCTTACCATCACGTTTGGGGAAATGACCCCTGTCGACAAGTACGAGGAAAAGGAAGGCGGCGCGCGCTGCCCTCTTCCGACGCAGGACCCTGATCTGAACGCCAAGAACAAGGAGAGCGCTGCTGAGACGGCAGATTACCGCAATCCGTCGGAAGACGGCAGCCTTGTCTCGGGAGAGGTCTGCGGCACTTGCGCGGCTTACAACCAGACCGAGGACGTTCTCGACTGCATCGACGACGAGTCAGGGGATCTGGGATACTGCCAGCTGTTAAAATTTGTGTGTTCATCCGATCATGTGTGTGATAAATGGGCAACAGGTGGTCCGATCACAAGTGACATAGAAGACAGCTACAACGAGAACCTATGATGGATGTAGTGGATTTCGCGTCACATGTGTACAAACTACTGCGCCGCCGCGAGGACGACATAAAAGAGTGCCTCGCCGCGGACGGTCTTCCCAACTGGGAGGAGTACAAGAAACTGGTTGGAGAGCTTCGGGGCCTCTCCTACGCATCCAGTGAAATCAAAGCCCTGCTGGAGAGACACGCTGACTATGACGAAGACACTTTTTCTTCCTGACCACGTCGCGCAGAAAATCAAATCCGACCGAGGGGGAGAGTCAACACCTCTCCCTGCTGCCACGGACGAAGATTCTCTAAACAAGGCGTACGTAGACGCGGCTGACCGCGTCCTTGATCCCGCCCTTCTTGAAAAACCACTGCTTGACCGCCTGCCCCAACCAACGGGCTGGCGGATTTTGGTCATGCCGTATCAAACGGCTGTCCAGACAAAAGGTGGTTTGTTCATCCCGGACGAGATCCGAGACCGTGAGACGGTGGCCACTGTGGTGGCCTATGTGCTCAAGGTAGGCCCGCTTGCCTACAGAGATCCCAACAAGTTTGGCCCGGACCCAGAGCCGTGGTGCAAGCAGGGTGATTGGGTCTGCATTGGCCGGTACGCCGGTTCCCGGTTCAAGATCGACGGCGGCGAGATTCGCGTCCTAAATGACGACGAAGTAATCGCGACCGTTCTTGAGCCCACTGACATCAAAACCGTTTAAGGAGAATCCTATGTCTGAAGAACAAGAGGATCTCGGCCAAGAGATCATTATTGAGCAGGAGGGAGGAGACGAAGATGAAGATCAAAAAGTCTCTGTGGACTCCGGCGAAGGCGACGAGAGCGAACTAGAGACCTACAGTAAGGGTGTCCAGAAGCGTATTTCTCGCCTGACAGAAAAGTTTCGCAAGGAAGAGCGCGACCGCGAAGAGGCTGTTCGCTTCTCTCAGCAGCTTCTGCAGGAAAAGCAGCAGCTCGAGGGGCGTCTCAAGCAGCTCGACAGCGGGTACTTGAATGAGTACGGCGCGCGTATCGAAGCGCAGATCACCTCGGCTCGTCGCAACTACAAAGACGCGTACGAGGCGGGCGACACGGATCGCATGATCGAGGCCCAAGAGGCTTTGGCCCGGGCAAGCTCTGACAAGGAGCGCTACGATCTTGCAAAGCGGCGTGCGGACCAGCGGGTAGAGACGGCACCGGTTGAGACGCAGCAGTACCAGCAGCCCGCACGGCAGCAACAGCAGCAGGCGCCGCAGGCGCAGGTTGACCCAAAGGCTCAGGGCTGGGCTGAGAAGAACACGTGGTTCGGTCAGGACGAAGTCATGACCTATGCCGCGTTTGGTATCCATCGCAAGTTGGTCGAGGAAGAAGGATTTGACCCGCAGAGCGATGACTACTATAGTGAGATTGATCGTCGGGTTCGTACGGAGTTTCCGCACAAGTTCAAGACGGCCAACACATCGGGGAAAAGTCAGGTCGCTCCCGCTGGCTCTTCGGCATCCCGCAGCACGAACAAACAGGGGCGCAAGACCGTGAGGCTATCACCGTCGCAGATCGCCATTGCTAAAAGGCTCAATGTTCCTCTCGAGGAATACGCAAAGTACGTAAAGGATTAATCTGATGACTGAGAACACTCGCACACCACGGTCCGCTACCACGCGTGAAGAAACCACGCGCCGTAAACCATGGGCACCGCCCAGCCACCTTGCTGCACCAGAAGCCCCTGCGGGTTATGTGCATCGCTGGATTCGAATTGCTATGCGCGGCGAAGAGGACAAGATGAATGTCCACTCCAAGCTGCGTGAAGGATGGACCCCCGTCCGCGCCGATGAGTATCCAGACTATGAGGCTCCGACGATCGACGATGGTCGTTACTCGGGAATCATTGGCCAAGGTGGCCTGATGCTGTGTCGTATTCCTATCGAAACTGCTCACGAACGATCCGCGTACTACGGGCTCCGGACCCGCGAACAGATGCAGGCTGTCGATCAGGACTTAATGAAGGAGTCACATCCTTCGATGCCGATTCATCAGACTCGGCAGAGTAAAGTCTCATTCGGTGGACGTGGGTCCTCCGACTAACAGCAAAAGGAGCTGAAAATGGCCAATATCAATGGCGCATTCGGTCTTCGTCCCATCGGCAAGGTGGGTCAGAATACCAACAGCACCGGTTCGACCGAGTACCGTATCGCCGCAGGCAATACAAACGCGATCTATCAGGGTTCCCCTGTCATCCCACTTGCAGCCGGTGTCATCGACATCGTTGGTGCAGCAGCGGGCGGCACGGTAGGTCTGTTGGGCGTGTTCCAAGGCTGCGAGTACGTTTCGGCAACAACCGGTAAGAAGGTCTGGTCCAACTACTGGCCCGGGTCTGGTGCAGACACAAACTTCCCTGTCAAGGCGTTCGTCTACGACGACCCAGCACAGCTGTTTGTTGTCGCAACATCCAACGTGGTCGCAGCAGCGAACACAGAAGCAGAAGTCCGCGCGGCAATTTTTGCCAATGCGAACTTTGCTCTGGCCACATCGGGCGTCGCCACCACAGGTATCTCGTCGGCTACGCTCGACCTGAACACCATCGCCACTACCAACACGCTGAACCTGCGCATCATGGGTATCCAAGAGGATCCTGAGAACGCCGACTTCACCGCAGCTGGTATCCCTGTAATCGTGCGTTTGAACAACCACTTCAATTCGTCGAATGGCGCAATTGCTGGTGGCACTGTTTCGACGACCGGCGTGTAAGGAGGACTAGCACATGGCAATCTCTCGCGCACAACTTGCGAAAGAACTCGAGCCGGGCCTTAATGCCCTGTTCGGAATGGAGTATGGTCGCTACGAAAACCAGCACTCTGAAATCTTCACCACTGAGTCATCGGATCGTGCATTCGAGGAAGAAGTTATGCTGTCGGGCTTCGGCGCGGCGCCTAACAAATCCGAGGGTTCTGCGATCAGCTTCGATGACGCCAACGAAGCGTACACTGCTCGCTACAACCACGAAACGGTTGCACTTGCATTCTCGCTGACTGAAGAAGCGATCGAGGATAACCTCTACGATCGTCTCGGTTCTCGTTACACCCGTGCACTGGCTCGCTCCATGGCACACACCAAGCAGGTCAAAGCTGCTGCCGTCCTGAACAACGCCTTCACTGGCGGCGCTTTGGCTGGTGGTGACGGCAAGGCACTGTGCGCAACGGACCACCCACTGACTTCGGGCGGCACCTTTGCAAACACTCCTAGCGTTGCGGCCGACTTGAACGAGACCTCGTTGGAAGACGCACTGATCAACATCGCTGGTTTTGTTGATGAGCGCGGCCTGAAGGTTGCTCTCCGCGGTCTGAAGCTCATCGTCCCGCGCCAACTGCAGTTCATCGCAGAGCGTCTGATGGTTTCGAACCTGCGTGTTGGCACTGCTGACAACGACGTGAACGCGCTCCGCTCCATGGGGATGCTGCCAGAAGGGTACACAGTCAACGACTTCTTGACTGACCCTGATGCATTCTTCATCAAGACGGACGCACCACGCGGCTTCATCCACTTCGAGCGGACACCACTGTCCACTGGAATGGAGGCTGACTTCGATACGGGCAACATGCGTTTCAAAGCGCGTGAAAGGTACTCATTCGGATTTTCTGATAGTCGTGCCGTGTTCGGTTCTCCGGGCTCCGCCTAATAAAAACAAGGACTTAGGTCCGATGAACCCCCGCTTCGGCGGGGGTTTTTTTTGTGGTTGCAGTCTATTTAATTAGACCTTATACAAAAGGGTATCAATCATAGGGGATGTAACGATGAGAGAGTCGGTAATTTATTGGATAAAAAACAAGGTAAACGGAAAGTTTTACGTAGGTAGTACCACCCAGAGGTATGTCAGGTGGAAGACCCACCGTGGAAAACTGAACGGAAACAGGCACCACTGCAAGCATCTCCAAGCGGCTTGGAACAAGTACGGCTCGGATGCGTTTGATTTCAAGGTGGTTGAAAAGGTTGTGGAAGAGGCGTTGTTGCAAGAAGCCGAGGACCGGTGGCTGATCAAACATGTTGGAAAGCCTTACTGCTATAACCACGGGCTGCGGTCAGGTGCGCCTTGGCGGGGCGGGGACAAGGAGAACCATCCTCGATACGGAGCCAAGCTAACCGACGACCAAAAGCAGGTTATCCGCGAAGCAACTCTCAAGCAGTGGAAGACCGCAGACCCCCGGACAGGGTGCAAGCACAGCGAAGCGGCCAAGCAGCTAATCAGCACCAAGGTCCAAGCTGCGTTGGCCGAGGGCCGAGGCGGGAGGTTTATCCCCACTGAGGAGACAAGGCAGAAGATGTCGGATGCCCAGAAGGGTAACAGTTACGCCAAGGGTCACGTTCGTAGCGAGG